CTGAAGTCGGAATGGCCTCTGATCGAGGCCAGACCCCACCATACGGGTAACACCCGTTGGTGGGCTTGACTTCTCCCACAGGCCCAGATAGGGCCCGCCACCGCACTAATGCGGTGGCCACCATCCAAGCTTCATGCTGACGCGCTTGGGACGTCCAGAACGTTCCAGGTGCCTCTCATCTTGACTCATGGGTGGTACCCACGAGGAAGGTCCATACTTTTGGACCGTGCCGGGCCAATAACAGGGTACAGTGCTGATATCGCTATCAGCAACCCTTAGATTATTGGATTCCAGCTTGAGTAGACACTTGAGCAAGGCACCAGTGCCTCCCAGCTGATCACTGGGAGCTTTGGCCTCAACAACATAGCCCCGAACTTGAGGGCTAAAAAGGCTTGGGTGCATGCGTTCGCAATCGTAATCGCGAAGGCGTGAAACCCTGCCTAGCACAGGAGACTCTGGCGCTACCGTTGGGAAATGTTTCAACATCCCCTCTAGCAGCTTATCCAGATAACGGACACTAGTCGGATACCAACCAAGATATAGTTGGTTCCGGAGAGCAACCGTTGCAATAACTCCTGTTCCGTCTGCCATCGTGCAAGGTAACGCTTGCCGGACTCTGACAATTGAAACGTCATGTCCATTAAAGTATTCCTTGCCACAAGACTCTCTGAACTTTCCAGTCCAGAAAGACTTGTCCAGGCCAACTCGCGCACCAAAATGCTCGAGAGTCTGTACGATGGTATGCACATGGTCCACGGGGACAATCAAATCATCTCCGTAGACGCGCACCGAGCCAAGAAAGGAATAAATATCCTTCTTGGTTAGCGTCACGTTGAGCGAGTTCTGAATGCCCAAAAAGATCAAGGTCGTAAAGACCATGGCCTCAACGGGAAAACAGAGCGCTGAACCCATCGACGCGTACTTGGCCAAACGGATAATACCGTGACCAGGTACTTCAGCCCGTCTAGAACGTGTGGCATCGAGGGCCTCTTCCAAATGAGGCCATCGTTCAACCATCCGTTTAACGAGCTGATTGGAGACACGGTCGGAAGCATCACTAAGATCTAGTGTTGCGGTCCTACCATCGGCAGAACCTTGACAAGCAAGCTCCTGGTTAGGAGTTTGGTCGTCAAAGCCGATAAGTCCACGGAGGAGTTCATCCCTGTCGTGGGCTGCGAGGAAGCTACGGAGGAGCGCCTGCTGCATATATTGCATACAGGTTGGCTCCACCGCAATAATCCTCGGTGTCTTCAACGTTTTAGGAACTGAGATAACCTTCACAGGTATCTCAGAACCAGGTTCGAGGACGGTGACATCACCCAAATCATCCACATAGTGGTGGTTTGGAATGAGGTACTTGTCCAGCGGAAAAACGCTGTCAAGTCGGCTAGTCCAAGTGCGCTGTTCGTATTTACCATTGCTGGTAAGCCGATCAGCAGTAACACCTGGACCATGCTTCGGGAGCAATTGCCCATAATAGACATCTCTGTCCATTTGGGTAAAAAGCTCACTAAAAAGCAAATCAGACATACGCTGAAATTCAAGAAAATCTTTCTCTTGAAGTTCAGCATCTGATTGTCGCACGTCCTGCTCACACTCGACATAATTCAGCATAGCTTTCCTCACCCTTGCATCACTGCAAGGGAGAGAAATCTTGCCAAACGCCAGTGTTAACTGGCGAATAGCATGAATGGAAGTTATGCATGGATCGTCGAGCAACGCGCCGCTTTTC